CCCTTGTGTGCCTTGCCCGGTTGCCCCATTTGATCCGCCTACACCTGGACTACCTCTATTTACAGCACCCGCGCCACTGGTTCCTTGGCCAAGAAGCCCAACACCGCCGCCGCCACCGCCGCCGTACAGTACAGTGCCGCAACAACCACTATAAGTATATCCGCCGCCACCGCCACCACCGCCACCGCCAGCGCCCGCCGTTGCATCTGACAATACAGAGCAATTTGCCGTACCGCCAGTACCGCCAGTACTTGCATAACCAGCCGCGCCACCACCGCCGGGGCCAACACCGCCAGTACCGCCAGAACCACCATTACCGCCGCCACAACCAACCCCGCCAGAACCACCTGCGCGAGTTGAAGATATACCGCCATTTGCAGCAACTGTTCCGGATGAAACAAAATACGATTGCCCACCATTACCTGATGCGGTGCCCGCACCTCCAACAACTACGCAATATGAATTTCCAGAGACAACTGTGTGATTATTTTTATACCTTAATTCTCCACCACCACCACCATAGGTACCACCAAAACCACCAGCGCCTCCACCCACAGTAACAACAGAAACTTTAGTTACTCCGGCAGGTGCAACCCATGAAAATGTGCCAGCAGTTATAAAGGCCTGCTGGCCGGGGGGTGCGCCAAATGAACGGTGATTTTGAAATAAAGCCTGTAGTGCGCCGCTCATGTTAGGCCGCTCCCGCTGATGAGCCAAGATGTTGACGTAATTTTAATGCAAGTTGCAGAGCCATATTGAGCTAACGTGCGTGAGCCTGTGGTGCCAGCAGAAGACAGGGTTAATGTATCAGTTGTTATCGCAATTGTAACGGCTGCGACTGCCATATTGATAAAGGTAAGCACTGTACCGATTGGGTAAGCTACAGAACTGTTAGCTGGTATTGTGAATGTCCTTGCGTTGTTGTCGCCAACGGGGTGGAATATATGCTTGCCATTATCGGCGAGAACCAATGTATAAGCAGCCGATTGACTGTTTTGCGGGATATTCCTAAATCCAACTGCATCTGTACCATCTACCGTACAATTTGATAATGTCCCAGATGTAGGTGTTCCTAGTACAGGAGTAACTAAAGTTGGCGACGTAGCAAATACATTGCCGCCAGAGCCAGTCTCATCAGTAAGCGCCGCTGCTAGTTGCGCCGATGTAAAAGAACCTAATACTGCTGCATTACCAACAGAGGTTATATGCCCGGTTAGGTTAGCATTTGTGGTAACGGTAGATGCGTTGCCGGTAGTGCTTTGGTTAAGTGTTGGGAACGTACAGTTTGTAAGCGTACCGCTTGCAGGCGTACCAAGCACGGGTGCTGTAAGTACTGGTGAAGTAAGCGTTTTATCGGTAAGTGTTTGGGTGGCCGTGGTGGTCACCAAATTATCAGCAGTCAGCGTTTGCGTACTGGTGACAATGGAATCAACTTTTACAGATCCATACGCCATTACAGAATCATCCAGGTAGCGTTTGCAGGTACTGTAACAGCGAAAGTAGCAGCTACTTCAACTGGGCCAGCAGATATCCCATTATAACCTGCTGTCAAAGTGTAATTTTGACTAATGGTTTGCTGTGTTTCAACAATTAAAAATGAATTACCTCCTGCCGTAGCCCAGCTCAAAGTGCCGCTGCCGTTGGTGCTTAATGCTTGCCCCGCAGTGCCATCGGTTGCCGGTAACGTCCACAACACATCAGCCGCCACAGAAGCAGGTGCCTGGAATCCAACGTAGTTAGTGCCGTTTGCAGTTGCCTCACGGAATCGTGCATCAACCTGATTATCTAAAATTACATTGCCAGTAAGTGTGCCACCTGCCTTAGGTAATGCAGCATCTGCTAAATCAAATGCCGCCTTAACTGCTGTAGGCGTGGCAGCTAACACGCTGCTGGTAGTGCTGGTGCTATCGGAAAGCTGTGTTGCGCCTACAACGCTTGTGGTAGCGGCCACAATTTTACTACCTTGAATCGCAGCGGAAGCATTAATATCAGCGTCGACGATTACGCCACTAGCAATAGATGTTGCGTTACCAACGCTGGTAACATCACCAGTCAGGTTTGCATTGGTGGTAACGGTAGACGCATTGCCTGTAAGTGCTGCCGTAATCGTGCCAGCAGTAAAGTTGCCGCTTGCATCCCTGGACACAATCGCCGATGCTGTGTTGGCATTTGTGGCAGTAGTGGCTGAGTTGCTGACTTTTAATGCAGTTGCGATGGTGGCAAGTTTGGTGTCAACAATTGCAGCACTGGCGTTTATATCTGCGTTGACGATTACGCCGCTAGCAATAGCAGTAACGCCCGTGTTGCTGATGCTTATATCACCTGATACTGCGGTGGAAGTCGCTACGTTTGCGCTGCTGCCAAGCACAATATTGCCGCTGGTTAGCGTGGCAAGCTTGCTATAAGCGATAGCAGCCGCAGCAGCAATATCAGCATTAACCAGTGGATAGGCGGTAATTTGGCTCCATGTCGTATAGCTCAGTGAAGTCCAAGCTGTGCTGCCAGTGCCAAGTTTTATTTTGTTCGTATCCGACTCAATCCCAATCTCGCCTGCTAGCAGTGTCGGGTTTGCGCTTGTCCAGTTAGCGGCAGTATCACGCCGCTGCTGCATTAAGGCGGTTTGAGTAATGCTCATGATGCGTAACCAGCAAAGATAAGATAATCGCGCGCAGGAGCTGCTGCTGCGGCACCTGCTGCCAGTATATAAGTTCTTGCAGGGCTTGCACTAGCTAAACCTGCTGCATAAATCAAATCGCCATTTTGTGCTGGTACTGATTCAAGCTGCACTTCAACTGAAAACCGCTCGCATGTCACATCTTGGATAACTGGTTGCGATACATAACGCCAGAAATAGTTGCCGTTTAAATCTACCGGCGGTGTGACATACCCGCTCCATATTGTAGCATCTACATTAAAGAAATCATAGGTGCCATAACTATCAAAATAATGCGCTTTAATAGCATTTACATCTGCTTCTAATACATATTCAAATGTTAAAGTTAAAGTTTTTCCAATTGATAACGCACCACGTCTAAAGCCGACGCCTGTACCGCCGATGCTTTGCTGGTATGTTTGCGGATAATTACCTGGGCTGAATATCCTTGTGGTTGGTGTTAATGCAGGAAAGTTGGCCATTGTTACAACACCACGCTTACGAGTTGTACGCTTACGTTATATCGCAATGGCGAGCCCGTATCAACCGATATGGTGCCAGCATAACGCCAGTTGTAATCTACAGCACTGATTGGTACAGACGCATATCCTTCCCATACTGCTGCGGGCAAAGCGAATGCAATCAATGTACCTTCTTGCGTTTCATAATGCGTATAAATTAATTGCAAATCAGTTTCAGTAATATTAGAATAGCCAAGTGTTAGGATTTGACCGACACGTTTTGAGCCCTGCAAAAATCTTAAATTAATACCACTAACTGCAACATGAACAGTTTGCGGATAATCGCCCAAATCCAATGCCCTTGAGTTTGGAGTAAGCGAAGGGAAATTTGCCATCAGACTACCTCAAACGAACCGTTTAATATCTCATCACTTATAATGCTAATATTACTTGCATTAAGCGGGAAGTGCTCAGCGGTAATTGATGTTATGCCATAGGTTTCGTGCTTAATGTCAGTGACTTGGTAATGGTCTATTTCGGTGCGATTATCGCCAGAACTGTTTACCCGTTGACGTTCTACTTTTATAATATCAGTTGGTTTCAATGCATCCGGCAATAATGGCGTTTGCAGTGATATGCTATGCGTTGAATATTTACGCCTTGCTAATTCGTATTTGCCATACATCGTAGCATGAGCAGCACTAGTACAAAAATCAGTCATATCGTACTGAATGATTGGCGCATCAGTCGCGGCTGTAGCGTATCTAATGCTAGTAGTTCTTTGCAGCCCAATTATAAGCGGGTCCGCTTCACGCCATAGCAACGATACCCGCACATTACGCCGCTCATCTAAATTAAAATACACTTTACCAAAACTGCCAGGCAGTATGTTGTCTTCATCAAACACAACGGCAGGTGTTATTGCAGTTGATTTAATTGCGTAACTACCGTTTAAAGGCAGCAGCGGCTGCAATTGATATTGGCCGCCATTAGAAATAAATAACAACAAAAAGAATGGAGCAGCTTTGGATATATAATCAATTACATTTACAGGCTGGTCTAATATCCCATTAAAATGCAACCCATACTGATTAGCAAATGTTGCTAAATTTTGCATATTAGTTACATCAATTGGCATTGCAATATCAAACGTTGCGCTACCATCAGCGCGTTTTAGCTGCGTAAATAGCAACATCGCAAAATCTACAAATTGGTTGCTTGCCCCTACAGCATATTGGCTCGAGACTAAACCGCCGCTATAGAGGTCTACATTAACGCCATTTTCATAGAATAAACAAATTTGCCTAGTAGTTGTCGGATAGGTGCCATCATCTGGCGCATCATATATATTGCCGTTAATTTCTAAAAATGTAATATCTGCAAAGTTTGTATAGTCTGCTGTTGCTGATGGTGCCGCAGGGTTTGCGTATTCGCTAAGAAATTGTTCTACTTGCGTTCCGTCAAGTGTTCCTGTACTTGCAGGCAACGCTGTATTATAAGGATTAACAAGTGCTATATTTGCATAAACAAATGTTGGTGCACCAGTTAGCCCTAGGATTGTCCATGCAGCAGCATTTGGCGCAGATAAGCCACTGCCTGGAATTGTCCTAATTGTGCCTACTGCATATGCAGAAACATTTGGGCTGTTTACATTCCAAGCTGCAGAAACTGCGGCAGGATTTGTGATGCCAAGGGCTGTAAGAACAGTGGCAGTAACATCTGCTCCAGTCGCATTATCAAACATTGTTATATTTGCATATGATGTTTTTAAAATAGCATTAGTGGTATCACCTGTCCCTCTGGTAATTTCTTTAAATCTATTGTAAAAGTTTTTCCAATCTGGGAAACGAAAGGTCCAAGTACCAACTTTTGCTACTGGTTCCAGATAGCTATAAGTGTCCAACCCGCAATATATATTACCAGAATTTATAGGGCATGTATTGGTTGCTGCTGCTAGAGTTGCAACTGTTTCATAGTAATGAGTGAGCGTAATTGTTTGGTCTGGTAAAAACTTTATGTTTTTATTGCCAACCCAAGCATAATGTTTCACTGGACTGCTTACCATTTCGCCTTGACTTATCACATATAAAAAACTACCAACAAAATTATTTGAACCTGTTTTAATCATTGGCGGTTGTATCCATGTTCCGCCTGCATTAGAAACACGCTTGCAAAATACAATCCCGACAGTATCACCAGCAGTAGCAACACTTTGCTCTTTGCTGATATCAGGTTGTGGTTTTTGGCTTTTTACCGGCTGACTTTTTTGTGCTCTTGCTGCTAATACTTTTTCGTTATGCTGCCTTGCTAAATTATTGAATTGGTGCGCTTGCATGTTGCGCACGGCCAGCGACATTACTTCATTTCGCCCTTGCCTTGCTGCGTAGAAAATATCTGCGGCAGTTTCCGCTACTTGTTTATAATCTACTAATTTATCTTCTTCAAAAGCGGCATCTTTGTAGGCAAATTTTTCGTACATGGCTAATCCTCCTCTTTGTATTTAAAAATTGCAGCCGCCATCAATTGGAAGTCAGCAATAAAATTGCCGCTTTGAATTGTAATTACCTTAGTGCTACCTTCCAAGTGCTCGCCATCTGGTGTTTCATATACTGGGATATCATCCATGAGTTTAAGCATTACATTATCGCGTGTTGTACCATCAGCGCAGGTGACGCTTAAATCAAAGCCAATTATAATTTCAGTCATGAGCCTATCTGCCTCAACAACATATCTGCTGTTATCTTACGTGTCGGCACCTGCAATTTTAATTTATTTATTGATGGGTTCACTGTCCATTGCACTGTTTCGTCTGTAAGACTAGCGCCAACGATACTACCAATAAAGCGATTTATCAATTGGGCACTTGCGCCATCGAATGAATCAAAGCCTACATCCTGGATATAAAGCGATGCAATGATTAAATTATCGCTCTCCATCGCTTCTTCGGTTGTATCTACAATTCCTTCACGTCCGCCAATTGATATATTTAAATCATTTACTGATGCCGCTTGCGTTAAGCCAAAACCGCTTATATCAAATGGTAAATAAACGTATTCGCCACCGACATCAGCATCAACGCTTAAAATTTGCGGTAGTTGATAAAAGTTTTGCCATTGTTTTGTAGGTATCCGTAGCTCACTAACAGGGTCCACTGCGGTATCCCTATCGGTGTAATATTCCATAAAGCTCATAATATCATAATCTGCCATTACGTTAACCCCATCTGGTTGCGCATATTTATATCACCTTGAATTATGTTTAATGTTTGTCTAACACCGGTCTGTACTGCACGACCTAGATCTTGCATTGTGACGTAATTAGTGCCGCCCATTTGCACTACTGACCCGGTTTGAATACTTATCTGCGGCTTGATAGTGGTTGCATTATTGCGACCTTGCGCCATCCTGGATGGCCCTACAACACCGCCTTTAGCAAATGCTGGTATTACCGCTCCACCGCGTGCGCCGCTCATGTAGTTAGCGCTTGCAGCAGCCATCTTAGACTCAGGAATTATATACTCGCGCTCACCACCCTCACCCACCATCGCAAGAGTAGGACCATTTACAACGCCGCCTTTAGCAAGTCCAAGATAGTCCTTTGCTTGGCGATAGTCTGCACCTAAGCTACCATTAAATGCACTTGTAGCGCCTTCCGCTCCAATGCTACTGCTGCCATAGTTCCCTGGGGTTTGCATTATATTTTGAAACTTATTTTGAACAGTACTGTAACCACCGCTAGTGGTATTAGTAGTTGTTTTAGGCCCAGCTTGTGGGGCAGTTGCGCCGCTGCCTGTAGGCATACTATTTAATCTTGCTTGAGCGTTAGCAGCATTGTTTATTGCATTAGCAGCACTTACCGCACTTCTCTCTAAGCTTATAAATTGACTAGCTGCTGAACTTGCCGCGCTGCTTACATTCTGTGTGCTTGTAGCAAGGTTCTTTGCATTAGTAGCAGCACTGCCTAATTCTGTCGATAAGTTCTGTGCTTGCTGTTGCGAAAGACCAATTTCTTTAGATACTAATTTTTGCTCAAACGCAATTTGCGCTGTTAACAATTTTGACTTGTATTGAGTTTCAGCCGTAATTTTTTTGTATTCATTTACTTGTTGTTCGGCAAGACCTGTCTCTCTTGTAGCTTTAATGACTTCATTTTGAGTGGCAAGAGCTTTTTCTAATTGGGCTTGTTTCTCAGCCGCAGCAGGAGGATCTTTTGCTTTTAATATTTGCAAATCCCCTTCAGCTTGAATTTCTTTATATTTTAGCTCTGCTAATTTTAATTCCAGTTCTATCTTGCGTTCACCTAGGGTAATTGCTTCTAACGCCTGGTTGTATTCAATCTTTGCTGCATTAATTTGTTCGCTAAATATTAACCTAGCAATCTCTAATCTTTTTTCTGCTGTAGTAGCTAGTTCGTATTGGCGATTTAGTTGTTGCAGCGAAAGGTCGCTTAATGCTTTTTCTGCTTCATACCTAGCAGATGTAATTGTTGCGCCGCGGTCAAGTGATTTAATTTGATTCTGTAGGTCAAATTGCTGCTTTGTATATTCTGCACTAATTGCTTTTAAAGGCGCTAATTGAGTTTCTAGTTTTTTATTAATTATATCTTGCTTCGCTGCTGTTTCATCGGCTGCGAGTGCGGCTGCGGTCTGTTCTTTTCTTAGTTGAGTCCCAACATCTAGCTGTTTAGTTTTAGCTGCTTCCGCCTTGCCGCCAGCTTCATCCATAGCAGCCCCAAGCGTTACGGCAGCAGCAGTCGCTACACCAAGCGCCAGCGCGACATTAGCCATACCAGCAGGACCAAGTAATACGCTTTGCAAAAATGCTGAAGCAACACCTGCAACTTTTTGAGCTGCTGAAAATGCTGTAGTAGCAAATGCGACAGCATTCGTTGCAATTGCAGCAGCATTAAGTGTAAAAACATAAGCTCCAATAAATGCAGCCGCTACTGCTAGTTGTTTTAAGTTGCCTGTAATTAAATTAATAGTACTTGCTAAAACTTTTAGCGGAGCTACGATAGCAGGTAGAACTGGCGAGAATGATACAATTAAATTTTTAAACGCTGTGTCAACTTGTTTTAATGCTCTTTCTAAAGTATCGGTCATAGTTTTAAATGCCTTGTCTGCTGCTCCAGTGGCAGCTTCTTGATTCTTCAAAAATTGCGTAAACTTTTCCGAACCCCCTGCGGTTAAAGCTAGAACTGCATTTAACGCTTCAGTGCTACCAAATAACTTGTTAATTTCAGAAACATTACCACCTGTTGCTTTTGCTACATCACCAAGAACGCCTGATAATCCTTTTGACTCAAGAGCAGCAGCATTAAATCCAATCCCTAATCTTGCAGCAGTTGCCTGAGCCTCGTCTGTTGGTCCAATAATTCCAGCAATAGCTGCTTTAAGCCCGGTAACTGATTCGCTTGAAATCGTTCCTTTTACAGTAAGTGCTGCTACCGCCGCATTGATTTCTTCAATTGAAACACCTGCAGCGGCTGCCGTTGGAATTACGCGGCCAATTGCTTCTGCATATTGGTCAACAGTCACCTTGCCATCGTTTTGCGTTTGTATTAACTGATCTACAATTAATCCTGCATCACCAGCACTTCGACCATATGCGTTTAAAATTGATGTTGTTGCATCTGCTACTGTATTAATGCTAGAAAATCCGCCAATTGCACCTTTAGTTGCAGCTTCAAGAATATTAACTTGATCAGCCGTATTCACAAAACCAGCAGATGCTACGTCATACGCTGCTGTTGTAAGCTCAACAATTGATGCTTGGCCGTTAAGTTCTTGTGATAGCTTTGCAAATTCCTCTTTAGCAACGCCAGCATTAACTCCAAGCGTGCGCAATGCAGCTTCGGCTTTTGATTGTTGAGCTAATGTATCAAATGCTGTTCGTACAAGGCCAGCAGCACTAGCCGCTATAGCTAATTGACCAACAAGAGAGTCTGCAGCTTGTTTTAGCCTGTCAAACAATCCAACTGTTTTTTCTGCTGGAGTGTTAACGCTGTCAAGTACTGCTTGATATTGTTTAATCTGCGCGCCTGCTTTCTCGTATAATGCACCGCCAAGCTGAACCGTAGATTGTACTTGCTTTAATGCTGCAATCTGAGCTTTAATCGCCTGCTCAGTATTTTTTACGTTTGCAGAAAATACACCCTGAACCGTTGAAGCATTGGCGAAGCCACCTTGGCTTGCTTCTACAGCAGCCTTAACATCTCTTGCTCTGTCTTCTAATGTTTTGAACGCTTGAGATGACCCTAAAGCTCCATCTCTAATGTGCTTTAATTGTTCAGCCGCGCCTCGTGCGTCAAAGTTGAGAGCAACATTGGCGACAACTGACATTGGCTAGACCTCCATTGATTTTATTCTAGCGTTTACGGCGTTGCGCTTCACGTTTGTCTTCCTGTAATCCGTAGTAGGCGCTCCATAACTCCAGCTCTTCGTAGGTCAAGCTTTCACCTAAATCTTTCAAGGTGTAACCGAGTTCTATCGCAAGTGACATTTGGAGTTGCAGCAGCGAATCACGCTTCAACTCCGCTTTTAGTTTTTTGGTTCTGTCTCCTTATCGTAAACAATCACAGCAAGCATTATCTTTTGCAGGTCTTCGTCTCGTACCTCGTTTTTTAACTCTGCAATTTCAGCAGCTTTAAACAATGGCTGACCGCTTTCATCTTGTGCTTTTGTAATCATTAGCTGTAATGCAAACACTGATGCGTCTTCATTACCAGCATTCTTTTGTGCCCGCTCGCGTTCCGCCATTGTAAGCGGTGAGCAATAAAATTCAAACTCACTGCCATCGCTAAGGATGACAGTTCTTTTTGCTGGTACTAGATTTGCAGCTTTTTTAAGCCGATCTAGTGCTTTTACTATTGGTGTGCCAGACATGATTCAATAATGCAGGTGTTTATTAAAATTAAACTGTAGTGCTAAAGTCAAATGTTGGTGCTCCAGTTGGGCGGAAAGTTATCTCCACCATTTGAGCATCATCTGGGTTAATAGTAAAGCTAGCACTCAAAAGTACTGCTTCCATTGCGATACTACGGCTTAGGATTTCTGTGCTTTGCTTGTCGGTGTAAAGTCTAAATGCAGCACCGGTTTGCTGTCTTTGCAATACATCTTCGACCATACGGTTGCCTAGTGACGTGTCATCAGATGTGATATAAACTGATGCGCTGCCTTCGCCATCTGCAAAACCAGTGATATATGTTTTGAATGGGGCATACTGACCAATAACTTGACCGATAGTTGTTACATCAATCTCTTCTCTTGTAATTTCAAAACTCCATTCGCGGACTTGGCCTACAGCAGCATAATCTGTGTATGCAATCGTTGCGAATAATGCTCCGAACCCAGATGGTTGCGCTGTTGCAGTTAGTGCCGAGCCGCCTGCGGTGGCGCTTAATGTCAGGATGCCTGTCGTTGCATCGTAAGTTTTAACAAACTTAGCGCCTGCTGTAATGCAGTTGGTTGTGGTTGCGCCGGCGGGATAGGTCAGTGTTACAGGGTCGTTGACTTTGAAACCCAGGTATGCCCCAACTGTTATGTTGCCAGCAGAAGCAGGAAATGCTGATGCTAACAATTCGACACTGGTACCAGCGGGCTTGTAGTAAAGAGCACCGGAAGTACCGGATAGAACAGTAACGGCCATTGATTTAGCAGATGATTGGCTTGTTTTAGTATAGCGTCAATCTAGGTACGCTTCAAAAGTCGCGGTTAGCTGTGTTTGAAAATATGGTTCAGGCGATGCAGGCGTTACTTGTACTGGCCCTGATGCGGCGTCAAATATAATGCTTGAAAATTTTGCACGATCAAATAAATCTTTGACGCGTTCGGCAATGGTGTAGTTTGCTGCTGCGCCAACACCAACGGGCGTGAATACATTTACTACCAGCACACCGTTTTGACGGTTGAACCCTACGCCGCCTGTAGGTAGCAGCGTTGCATAAGCATTATCGCCAAACCGAATAAATGCCTGTAGCCACGGGGCATTGCCTGGTGGCGTAAATGGTACGTTTTGATAACTCACTTGATATACCGGTCCAATTGCCATCTCAGTAGCAATACGGCCTTCAATCGCAGCGCGGACGTTGTTGTAAGTGCTGCTCATGATTCTCGACCAATCTTGGCGGCTTCTTCTATCACAAATGATTGAATGTCTTTAGCTACCATCTGTACCCATCCGGGGCTTGTCTGCTTACTGCCGCCGCTGCCAACTTGGCCTAAAGCTAACTTTTCCGCATATGGCAGGTTGTTGTGGATGCTGTAAACATTGCCAATTGTTTCTTTCCCGTAATTCATTCTGCGTAACGGGAAACCTTCTGGCTTAGATGGTGCGCTTGTCATGCTTCTATCAGCATTTACTGATGTTTGCTGCGGACCTGCGTCATAAGAACCAGCAGCATTTTCGCCTACTTGCCAACTTGCACGAAAACGGCCTGTGTCTACTGGGCTTTCCATCTTTAATCTTGTATCAGCATCAAGCACAGCTACGCGCAGCAATTTCTCAAGTCGTCCATTAACGTAATCGCCAATCTCAGTAATTTTTATATTTCGTGCCATTATGCCCTCAGAATTAACTGATATGTTATAGCCGTGTTGTCTTGCTCAGTCGTCGCAACACTAATTATTTGATGCACTACTGATGCAATCAGCACTTTATCCGCTGGTGTTGGTGCATTTGCAACATCTGCGGCGGCAATTGTTAGCCGTTTATCACCAGCTTGGATTAGGTCATTCACCTCACGTAAATTAACGTCTTCAAGTACGCCGCGCACTGCGGTATCAGCAGCAGTTTCGGCTGCGGTGCCGGTAGCTGGATCGTAAGCGCCCATCGTGATCCGGCGCAGTGTTGTTGCACCGCCAAACTTAGCCATCAGCTTGCTAGCAACTTTCCGTAGCGGGCTGGAAAGGCTCATATCTTATACGCAATGCAAGCGCCAGTTTGTAATTTAATGCTAGTAAACACACCACGGATTTCAGAACCTGCCGGAAATGTTTCACCGTTTAATGTGTTGCCCGTCATGTTAGTGCTAACAATTGTATCAATATGAGTGTTTTCAAAAAAATCAATATGGTTAAATCTACCAGTATGAGCAACAGTATCAGTAATAACCTCACCGCCGAGCGTGTAGTCAACATCGCCGCCCTGGTGGCCTTTGAAGCTCATATCTTGTACGCCACAACGGTGCCGCTGGTGAGCGTGATAGAAGTGAATACACCACACATCTCGCAGGAAGCCTTGATTGGAATTGCCGTAAGTGCATTACCGGTGTAATCCAGCGCCGTAACGCTTGCAATTACTGAATCCTCTAATGCAACAATCTCGCCAAACCTGCCAGTATGAGCGGCAGTATCATCAATGAACTCAGCGCCTGGATATTCGCTCATGATCGTTTAATGGAGAAGTTTCCTGGTCCGCTTATTCTAAGCCCTGTCAGGTAGCGTTCAACCATGGGAGGAATTTTGTCGGCGCCGACGGCACCGCTGAAATTTGGCGTTACGTCAAGACTACCGATTTTTACATTCTTAAAATCTTCTAGCCCGCTAAGTCCAATGCCATCGGTGTTGTTGTTTAGGTACGCCGCAAGCAAGACCTGTGCATATTGCACCTGCTGCGGAATTTCATTGTCATCAAAATAATCAGTAGTAATACGAAACGGGAAGCCCACGGCATAGGTGTTGATGTAAGTATCAGGTTTACGCACACCAGTACGCGGCCATTGCAGCGCTTGCGTATCAGTTGCCCTGGCACCTAGAAACCGTTCACGATCTAATCGTTGTGTTGCGGTGTAAAGTGCACGATTTTTGGCGTCTGTAGTAGCAGAGCCCCATGCAGTGATATCTGCATCTTGCACCAATCCGTCAACTATCAACTGGGCATTCGCCAGCGTTATGTACGAGTTTGCGTCGGCGGCGTTTGGGGTCGCCACTATCAC